GGCAGTGAAAGGGTAATGAATTGTACCCTTAAGGAAGATATGATACCGCTCGTAGAAAAGAAGTCAGAGAAGGTAAGAGCTATCAGCGATGAAACACTATCAGTGTATGATATCGATGCTGAAGGATGGAGATCGTTCCGCCTAGATAGTGTAATTACATTAACTATTGATTTATGAAAACAGGTATAACTTTCGGTGCTTTTGATCTCTGCCATGCCGGTCACGTCCTTATGTTTGCAGAATGTAAGGAAAACTGCGACTACCTTATTGTCGGACTACAGGTAAATCCAAAGCTTGAGCGCGAATCAAAAAACTCACCTGTACAATCGCTATATGAACGATATGTTCAATTAAACGCCATTAAGTACATTGACGAAATTATACCTTATGCGTACGAGCATGAGATTGTACAAATATTACAATCAAGAAAAATTAATGTAAGATTCGTAGGTAATGATTACAATAATCGCGATTTTACAGGTAAGGAATATTGCGTAAATGCGTCCATTGATTTATTCTTCAATAATAGAGATCATGGATTTAGTACAACTGAATTGAGGAATCGAATTGAAAGTTCTAATAACAGGCAGTAGAGGATACATAGGATCGGTATTGGCAAAAACCTTAGTAGCTCAAGGCCATGAAGTCCATGGTATTGATATCAACGGTAATCCAGATGGTTCAAGCATCTACGGATTCTTTACTGAAGCCAACATCAACGACAGCTCAGTCGCTGTAATGGTTAAATCATTGCAGATTGATACTATCTTTCACCTTGCTGCAAGTGCAGACGTAGGTGAAAGTGTGTTGCACCCAGAACAGTATTACGATAATAATATCGGTAATACTGCTACAATGTTGAACAATCTGATTCAAGTTGGATGGAAAGGTAAAATTATCTTCTCATCAACTGCAGCAGTATATCAAGAGCAGCCAAGACTATCGTATGAAACAAGCACAGTAAACTCACCTAACCCTTACGGTAGAAGTAAATATATGTGTGAGCAGTTATTGCGCGATATCAATAAAGCCCATGGTATATCCGTTGCTGTTTTCAGATACTTTAACGTTGCAGGTTCATGGGATGACACAGGTGACCACATTGACTCAGGACATATAATCCAACGACTTTGCAGTGCTGCGCATGCCGGTAGATTCACCTTGTTTGGTAACAATAAAAATACACCTGATAAGACATGCATCAGGGATTATGTGCATGTGAGAGATGTATGCGATGCGCATATTCATGCAAGCCATTTTCTTGACGACAATCCAGGAATGTATACCTTTAACATAGGTAGTGGTAAAGGATTTTCAAATATGGAAATACTCAGTGCGTTCCAGAGATTTACCGGTAAGTCGATCAATGTTATTACAGGACCTGGGCGTCCAGGTGACCCTGACTTCCTCGTAGCATCACCCGACAAATTTGTAAGCGACACAGGATATAGATATAATCATAGCAGCTTAGAAAAAATTATAACTACAGCATGGACATATTATTGTAACAAAATGGAGAAAAACAATGGCATTTGAAGAGAATGAAATTTCACTGAAATCACACGGCGGAACTGAAATGATGAAACGCGGTCTTGCAGAGAGACTGCCACCAGGTCTTGCAGATGATTTTCAAGTTATCTGTTCAAGAGTAAGAGACCTCGACGATGAGAAGATTCGCGTTTACTGGTTACACGATTTACCTGAAGACCCTGAAACAGACCATATGAGGTATTCTTTCAGCAGAGATAGATTCCAAAAAAATGTATTCTGCAGTCAGTGGCAATATTCTAGATATCAGGCCGTATTAGGAGTGCCGTATGACGATAAGTCTATTATCATCGAAACAGCTATCGATCCACTTGAATCGGTAGTAAAATCAAAGAATGAAATCAGACTAATCTATACATCTACACCACAGCGCGGACTGGCTATTTTAGTACCTGTGTTTGAAGAGCTTGCCAAGCAGTATGATAATATTGTGCTTGATGTTTTTTCTAGCTTTCAGATTTATGGTTGGGATGCTGCTGATAAGCCATACGAAGACCTATTTGAGCGTTGTAGACAGCACCCTAAAATTAACTACCATGGGTATGCCTCTAATGAGACCGTTAGACAACACTTATTAGCAGCACATATTCACGCATACCCGTCAATATGGCAAGAGTGTAATAGCCGCAGCGTAATTGAAGCAATGTCAGCTGGAGCACTTTGCGTGCACCCAAACTTTGCAGGGCTACCAGATACCACAGGTGGTATGACTATGATGTATCAGGGACATAGTGATCATAATATTCACGCTAATATTTTCTACCAAGCTCTAGGCCATGCTATTGAAACAGTTAACGATGACGAAACACAAAATTATCTTAAGTTCGTAAAGACATACGCTGATAATAGATTTAATTGGAATCGTATTTCATCTCAATGGGAAGGTCTGCTTAATCAATTGAAGGGACAGTACCCTACTTTAGAAAGCCGTGCACTACCTAAAGTAGACAGTCAAGGTAAACCAATCGGTAAGTTCGTGTATCAGACGTAATGATTCTTACACGTACACCGTTACGTATTAGTCTATTTGGTGGGGGTAGTGATATTCCCAGCTACTATATGAGAGAGCCCGGAAGAGTTCTCTCATTTACTATAGACAAATACATGTATATCGCACTGTGCAAAACTGCACATACAGGCATTAAACTTGTTTATAATGAGATTGAAATAGCAGCCAGTCCAGAACTTATTGCTCATACAAGAGTGCGGGAATGCTTAGCAGAATTCGATATTAAGTCTCATATCGAGATTAGTTCATTTTGTGAGATACCAACTAAAGGTACAGGGCTTGGGTCGTCATCAACATTTACCGTTGGATTAATTAATGCACTATCAACACTCAAAGGAACACCATTGGGTAAGGATAAGATTGCAGAACTCGCGTGTAGTATCGAAATCGATAGATGCGGTGAACCTATAGGTAAACAAGACCAGTATGCAGCTGCGTTTGGTGGTATGAATATTTTCGGATTCTATCCAGATAAAACAGATATCACTAAGCCAAAAATCGACCCTCAGATTCTCGTAAACCTCAATAGCAATCTAATGATGTTTTATACAGGTATTACCAGGAGCGCTTCCGATATTTTAAACAACCGAACATCAAGCTCTTCTAACGATGTATTGCTTAGAGACATGGTTGATTTAACTTACCAGGCAGAGACATCTCTTAAGGCCGGTTCTATTGATGATATCGGCGACATGCTAGATAAAGGGTGGCATTTAAAACGTCAATTAGCAGATAATGTATCTAACGCATTTATAGATTCGCATTATACAAAAGCAATAAACGCAGGTGCATTAGGTGGTAAAATTCTTGGTGCTGGCGGCGGTGGTTATTTTCTTTTCTACGTACCACCTCACAAACATGAATCTGTTAGACATGCATTAAGCGACCTAACAGAATTTAAATTTAACTTTGAAAACTCAGGTACAACGATAGTATACAATGAAAGCAAGCGCACATTTTAAAGACTATGTAACACAGCTGATCGACGGACTCGTCACTGTTGATAATAAAATACTCGATGATGTATGTGATGAACTGATCACAGCGTACTCGAACGGTAAAAACGTTTTCGTATGCGGTAACGGCGGTTCTGCAGCAATCAGTGAGCACTTCACCTGCGATCACTCAAAAGGTGTACATCATGATACAGGAATGCTCCCGCAAGTGTATTCACTATCATCAAACATGTCATTGGTTACTGCAATTGCAAATGACATTAGTTACAGCGAGGTGTTCTCATATCAACTGAATATGAAAGCAAATCCCGGTGACGTACTGATTGTTATTTCATCAAGCGGTCAGTCACCTAATATTATTAAAGCGTTAGAAACAGCTAAAAAGAAACAAATGATAAGTGTTTCGTTAGTTGGATTTGACGGTGGCATGGCAAAGCAATTAGCCCAGTACTCGCTGCACGTTAATAGTCAGAACTACGGGGTTGTTGAAGATGCCCACCAAGCCCTCATGCACATCATTGCTCAATCAATTAGAATTACCCACCTAAATAGAGAATCAATTAAACTTTAATATGCTATGATTCTACTTGATTACAATCAGGTGTGTATTGCGAACCTAATGGCACAGTTAGGTAACCATACCAACACCGAAATAGAAGTTAACCTTCTGAGACATATGGTTTTAAATACTATTAGATCTCTTAAAGGGCTATTTGGAAAAGAATACGGCGAGCTTATCATATGTTGCGATGATAAGAAGGTTTGGCGTAAGGAAGTGTTTAAGTACTATAAAGCTAATCGCAAAAAAGCCCGTGAAGAGTCAGAGCTTGATTGGAATGCTGTATTTAACGCACTTAATGCTATTAAGGCAGAGTTGCGTGAGTTTTTTCCCTACCGTGTAGTGCAAGTAGAGGGTGCTGAAGCCGATGACATTATCGGAGCAATTACTATTGCTAATGGTAATATGCTAAATACTGGAGAGAAGATACTAATCCTTTCAGGGGATAAAGACTTCGGACAACTTCAAGTATTTGGTAACGTCAGACAATATGATCCTATCAGAAAAAAAGATATCAAGCACGATGACCCAGCTAAGTTCACTCGCGAACTTATTCTGAAGGGTGATACTGGCGATGGTATACCAAACATTCTTTCACCCGATGACTGTCTTGTTAACAAAGTTAGACAAAAACCATTACGGCTGGATAAATTTAATCACATTAAGAATCCGCGCACAGAGCTCAAAGATGAGCAACTACGTAACTGGATTCGCAATGAGCAGCTCATTGATCTCACGTTCATTCCTGAACAGCTGCAAACAAAGATCCATGATGAATTTGCAAAGGAAGCCGGTAAGGGGCGTACAAAGCTATTCAACTATTTTGTGTCAAACAAACTTAAATTACTGATTGAAAGTATAAATGAGTTCTAAATGAAAAAATCTCTTTATGAAATCCTGGAAGTGTGCTCAAAGGGTAAGACCGTTGATGATAGAGTAGCACTGTTACAGCAAAATGCATCTGCACCCCTACTTACAATACTTAAATACGCCTATGATCCAAGTATTGTCTTCTTACTGCCAGACACTATACCCCCGTATAAGCCAACAGATTTCTTAGATCAAGAAAACAGGCTGTATTCTGAACTACGTAGATTGTATTTGTTTATCGAAGGTGGTAATCCCAACCTTACGAAATTAAAACGTGAAATGCTGTACATACAATTACTCGAGTCGATCGATAAAAATGACGCAGTGCTTATGTGCCATGTTAAAGATAAAAAACTACCCTTCAAAGAACTGACAGCAAAGGTAGTGCATAAAGCATTTCCAGATCTAATCCCTGAGGAAGTAAAGCAGAAATAAAATGAGTAAGACACTTAAGAAGCCTGTTGGAAAGTCATCCAACAATGCATTTGAAGACGGATACCACTCAAAGCAATCCAAAAGAGCGAACGAACATCGTAAGCAATTAAAAAAATTCGAGAACGCGCTCCGTTCACGCAATCTCAACAAAATCCTAACCTATGAGGATCTACTGTAATGCCGACTTACATTTTCAGAGATAAGAACACTGACGCTCGTTTTGAGAAGATGATGAAGATCTCTGAGCTAGATCAGTATAGGTTGGATAACCCGCACCTGGAGACTGTAATTCAGGCACCAGGTTTCAGTGACCCTGTCCGCGTGGGTCGCATGAAGCCGTCTGATGGTTTCAGAGAAGTCTTAAGTAAAATTAAAGAAGGTAGTCCAGGGAGTCAAATAAACACGTTCAAGTAAGGATCTTAATGAGCAACAAAGTAGCAAGAAGAAGTATAAGAGAGCTCAAGGAGTGAGGTATTGTATATGAGTTTGAACCTAAACAGGTAAAAACAAATCTTGAATTAAAACAAATTACACCTTTAACGGAGAACCAGAATTTAACATTCAAATCGTATAATAAAAACAAGAACATATTGCTACATGGTCTTGCTGGTACAGGTAAAACATTCATATCCCTGTACCTCGGTCTACAACAGGTATTAGAAAAAAATAGTAAATACAAAAAGGTTGTACTTATACGGTCCGTTGTCCCTACACGTGATATGGGATTCTTACCAGGAAACGCAAAAGAGAAAACAAAAGTATACGAAGCACCCTACTACGCCATATGCTCGGAGATATTCGGTCGTGGGGATGCATACGAAATACTTAAGACAAGAAACACAATCGAATTCATATCAACATCGTTCATACGCGGACTTACAATCAACAATGCAATTATCATTGTCGACGAAGTCAACAATATGACGTTCCATGAACTTGATAGTGTGATTACAAGAATGGGCCACAACTGTAAGCTGGTGTTATGCGGTGACTTTAGACAGAGTGATTTAAATAAACAAAGTGATAGAGATGGATTGCTCCATTTCATGAAAATTATAGACAAGATGGGATGCTTTGATCGTATCGAATTCTCCGAAGACGATATTGTCAGATCCGGTCTCGTTAAGGAGTACATAATTGCTA